AAATAAATTCTTGCATCATCACTTGCAGCCACAGTTGGCCTACTTAACATTACTTCGTAAGTATTTTGAGCAATCATGTTAACTGATGTAACAGTAGATGCTACGTTAACTTCATTAGGACTTAGCCCTGTAGGATATATTAATCCTACTAAATCATCTACTGTATTAGGTACTGCGATTTCTCCGTTAGTTACGATAGTAGAAATTAAATCATAACTTGTAGCAATACGTGTTTGTACAACTGAACCTTTATCAAGATTTAAATCTATAACTTGATTAGTAGATGTGCTGTATAAAGTAACTGATGTTGCATTGTTAATAACAACATCTGCAGATATGGATTTTAAATATTGAATTGCATTTGCAGTTTCATTTATTTCTCCAGGAATTAATGTTGTTACACCGCTCCAGTATGCTAAGCCTGCTTCAATACTTCGTTTATTTCCGCCAAATCTAGCATCTCCTGATACTGCATCAATAATAAACCCTACATCACGATAGCACGAATCTTGGTTGTAATCTAAACCTGGATACTCATTATTAATCCAAGCAACTACTTGACTTTGTAAGAATGTTTTATTTCTTTGTAGTAACAATTGAGCGTTACGGTATCCTTCGTTTGCTTCATCGTTTACTGCCATGCCAACTGCAACTGTTCCTGTGTACAATGTCACAGTAATAGTAGATTGATTAGCGACCCATGTACTAGTCCCTGCGCCTAAAGGAATTTGTACAGTTTGGTTTGGAACAAACATTGTTCCATCTTTTAGCCAAGGCCCGGATTGGTTAGTACAGTTTTGAATGTAAGGAGAATGGTATAAGTCAATTGGATTATCCAGGCTCGGCGGAAATGCCACTGCATAAGCACCTGTAGTATACGTGCCTGCGCCGCCAGGTGCATATCGTTCTACTTCGCCCCTGCGTAAATTACGCATTTGCATCTGAGCAATATAAACGCCACTGTTTACGTGAAATAAATCTAAATCTTTATTTAACGGTTCAATAAAAGTTGTCCGTAAATCGTTACCAACAACAGAAGTATAAGGTTTTAAAGGAATTGGATTATCTTCAAAGTATGCGCCTGCTGCAACTTTAATAGATGTTCCCGGAATGTACAAAGGACTACGAACAGCACCACTAATAGTACGACACGCACGACTTGCATCTAATGCAGATCCGTCATTTCTATCATCGCCATCAGGAGTAACATATAATGTTTGCGGAACAATAGGATAAGTACCTAAAGGATTTCCTTCTACTGTAAAATCACCAGTAACTACTGCGTCGCCATTTATTTGTAGTCGTTGAAACGGACTTAAAATAATTTCAGATTCTGTATCGATGCCACTTATAGTAATGTCTGTACCGTTTTCAGTCGCAGTAATTGTTTGATCTTCAAACGCTAACCTACCTAACGTATTTGTCCAAGTTACTTTGCCATCTTCGTCAGTTTGTAATGTATAACCTTCATTAGCCGTAGGTGCTACTCCTAATGCAGGTTGTGCATTTTCTAAATTTAGATAATCCCATCGATCTTCTTTTAAATCTTCTGGTCTTAATACAGGTCTTCTATTACTTAATAAACGTGGCATTAGTGTTCTCTTTAAAAATCAAAAATTACTATTAGTTATTGGCTGTTTCTAAGATACTTAATACAAGTTTTAGAGGACCGTTTGAGTCTGCGTATGCACGAATACTATCTTGTGCTTCTAAAATCATTTTACCAGTAATTAAACTTGCAGAATCATTTGGCGGAATTTCAAAGTCCATTACTAATTCTGTAGTAACGTTAGGATCTTGTGCGTTATTTCCTTGTGCATCTGGCAATACTCTAAATCGTCTGTGATGACTAAATGTAATAGTGTGAGATGCACTAGGATCTGTGTTTGCAACTTGAGCCATTAACACAATAGATGTAACGCCAATTGGTGCAACATATACTGATGCTGTTGTATTTGTATCTAAAACTCTTGTTTTTGTCTTAAATGTGTTTAATGGAATTAATGCCATAATATGTTTCCTTTATTCTTAACCTGCTTCAACTGCTAAGATGAATGGTGTCATCTGTGCAAATAAACTCTTCTCAAATGTTCTTCCACTTAGCACGCCAGTTGCTTGACTAATTACTAAACCAGGACCAATTCGGAAATCTCCGTTTTGGTCTGTTGATGTAAAGAACACCTTACCATTATTTAACTGAACTACTTCCTTGCTCTGATTTGGATCAACTCTGCCTACTTGGGGTAAAGCACCGTAGTTAGTGCCTGCGCCACAATATTCAAACAAGTAGCCACTAGCACTCATGTATGAACGTTGATAGAAGTTTACTGTACAACCATCAACAAATAATAATTGATCTCTTACATTGTCTTCTAATGTAACAATATGATAAGTACCTTCTTTAGAGTAATAAGTTTTTGCTGCTTCTACTGCTCTAAAATTACCGCCAGATAAAATATCTGCTTGTAAAGCATTAATAATTAATCCAACATCTCTTCGACATTTTTGTCTGTTATATTCAAAACTACCAAACTCGTTGTCAATATATGCAATAACTTCTGCTTTAATAAATTCTTTATTTGCAATTAGCAAATCAAATGCTTGTTGTACAGCAGTTGAAGTTGATGCAGTCAACCCAATTGGTACTTGAGAAATTCCTACAGGGCCTGTGTTAATAATATTTGTAATTAAATCAACATTTGATCTAATAATAACTGCTTCTGTTTCAGTAGCAGGTTCTAAGTTAGTAACTTGTGCTACAGCAGATTGAAACTTAGGACTAATCGGTGTGCCTGTTACAATATCACCTACTATTGCTTTAATAAAATTATATGCAGCAGTAGTTTGAGGTATTTCATTCGGTATAGCAGTACTGCCCGTGTAACCGTAGTAATAAACTCCGCTTGTTATGCTTTGTTTGTTGCCACCATGTAATAAATCAAATGCAACACTGTCGATAATGTATCCTACGTCACGTTCGCAAGTAACAGTATCGTAACTAAATCCAGGGTAGTTGGCATTAATCCAATTTATAGTATTTGTTTGAATTGCTGATTTGTTTGCAATCAATGCATCATACCCTGCTATAATATTTGAATCAGAAGTAGCAGTACTATTAGAAATTATAGTATCAGTTACACCGTCTATACCGTTTGTCAACAAATTAGTGATATCATCAAATCTATTAGACACAGTTTGTGCAACAGTAGAATTTGATGCTGCTTGTACAATACTTACTGAAAGGCTTTTTGCATAATTAATTGCATCAGTAGTAGTAGTAATCTCATCTACAACTGAACCGGTATAGTTACCTTGATTCCAATATTGTAGTCCGGCAAATGTACTTTGTGAAGTACCTTCGTACAACAAGTCAAATGCCAACGCTTCAACAATTAATCCGGTATCTCTTTCACATTTTATTTCATTGTATTGAAATCCGCCAAAAGTAGTATCAACAAATCCAACTACTTCGTCCATGATAAAATATCTATTTTTTTCTATCAATTGAACAATATTTTCTTTAAAAGGAATTGCAGTCCCAGTTGTTGCAACTTCAGGGGCTGCTTGGGGTCCTGACAGAATAACATTAGTAATGATACCTATATTAGATTCAATTAGTCCTAATGCATTATTGCCGCCCGGTAAACTTGTATCAATTACTTGTATAGTAGCAGATGAAAATGTAGCAGTCATTGCAATATTTTGAATAACATTGTTTGTAACTGCTTTCATATAATTGATTGCTGAGATAGTTTCAGTTTCTTGTCCAAGAATTTTACTCTGTCCTGTTGGATAAGGACTAGATGCAATAATACTTGTTAGTACGTTGTAGTAAGCGTTACCGCAAGCATATATATTAAAGTAGAACGGATTATCATACTGGCCGCCACCCTGATTAATTGGATTACTTAAATGTATAGTTTGAAAAGTAACATCAACAACTGTTGTACCAGTAGTAATGTATTGCTCTCCTTCGCCATTATCGTCTGCTTGGTATCCAAATTGATCTCTTACATATATTGTTTGACCTACAGCAATGCCAGTAGTGTCAATACCGCTAATAGTGTAACTACTTGTAGTTAATGTTGTTGTATTAGCAATAGCAGTTAAAAATCCTGGAAATCCTTCAGCATTAACATAAGGAACAACTTCGTTATCATAATTTACAAATTTATCAGGAGGTTGAATTTCCATTACTAAACTAATATGTGGACGATTGTCAGGATCAGGAACAAATACGCAAATTTGTTGATTAGTTGGAAAATAACCTAACGGAAAATATTCATTAGGTTCAAATATATTATCTACTGGGTTGTATGCAATATTTTTAGGATTATATATAGTACCGCCAAATTTTCTCGGACCATACCCTGTTGCTAATAATGTCAAATCACCAAAGTTATTGTTTGAGTTTGTAACAGATGCAATGCCTCCACTTTCTACAGTTACTGCTTGATCGCAGAAAATAGTAAACACCGAAACCAACTGTGCATAACCTTCGTTAATAATATGTATTCCTCGGCCGCCTTGCGTAATTTGCGTGAACGCATCAAACACAAATGATTGAATTGGACTTGTACGGCTTGGAGCGTTACCGTCAACTAAGGCTCCACCTCCAGAACCATTTGGATTAAGACGACGATCTGCAAAACCGTTTTCGCTCCATTCTCCTGGCATTTTTTTATCTTCAACAGGGTATGTAGTAACTTCACCAAAGTACATAAGATCATTAGTTGCTGTAGCAATTGTAGAAGTACTTAAATGTATAATAAATTGTGTTAGTGTTGATTCTGTACTAAACGGTGCAAACGCAGGTCCTTCTTTAATAATAGTAGTAATTGCATTAAAATTACTGTCTACTAAGTTTCGTGCAATACCGCCTCCGTTTAATTCCGGATTAATAATTTGAGATACTAATGAAGTTACAGTTGTAGAACTTGTGCCAGGTATTAATATCTCACGAGTAGTTTGATAAAAAGATGTTACTGGATTATTGGCAATAATTTCTAACGCTAAATTTTTTGTATACTGTATTGCTCCAGCAGTTTCTCCTAACTGCCCATCAATAACACTTACTGCTCCGTCCCAGTATGCCAATCCCGCTTCTAATGAATTTACATTTGATCGTCTAGTAATATCAAATGCAATTGAATCTATAATAAGTCCTACGTCACGGAAACATTTAGGTTCATTATATCTAAATTCGTAAGGTTGAATAAAAGTAGTATCTACATATGCAACAACTTCTGCTTTAATAAAATCTCTATTTGCATTTAATAATCGATAAGCATTAAAAACGTTAGGCAATGTGCTTGCAGTTGTAGGCAACGGTACTTTAGGAGGAGCAACATTGGGACCTTGTCTAATAATATTTCTAATGATATCTAAATTATTAGAAATAAATCTTGCTTCTTGTAATGTTGCACCAGTAGTATCTAAATTTTGTTCAACTTCTGATTGATACGTTTTAGTGGCAGAAATGCGTTGAACAACTTTTTCAATTAGTTGTTTCATGTATGCATATGCAGCAACAGTTTGAGGAATTTCGTTAATTAATACTGTACTTGTGCTATCGTATCCGTAGTAATATACACCTGCTTGAATACTTTGTCTATTGCCGCCATGTAATAAATCTAAAGTTACACAGTCAACAATATATCCTGCATCTCTACGACATAATTCTTGATCGTACACAAACCCTGAATCTTTATTTGCTTCTACCCAGGCTACAACTTCTTCTTGAATGAATTCTTTATTTTTAGTTAAATTTTCTACTGCCCAAACAATATTATCTGAATTAGATGCTACATCGTTTGGTACAATATCGTCAGTTATTCCTGCTGGACCATTTGTAATAATATCTATTATTTTGTTAAAGTTAGTTGACAATGCAATTGCTTCTGCTGTAGTAGAAGCAGTTGTGCTAAAGTCTTGGTCAATATCAGTTTGGAACGGAGTAACAGTAAAATTTTGTATGATGTCTTGGCAAATATTGCTTGCATATGCAAATGCATTAGTAGTTGTAGTAACTTCTCCTGCAATTTCACTTGCAAAATTATCTTGATTCCAGTATTGAAGTCCGGCAAATGTTGAGTTACTATTACTTTGATACAACAAATCCATTGAAAGGCTGTCAACAATTAATCCAGTATCTCTTTCACACTTATCCGCATTATAAACAAAATCTAAATTAGTAAATGATACATTGATATAATTAACTACTTCAGTTTGCAAAAATTCTTTGTTGGCTTCTAATAGGGCATAACTATCCAAAATGCCTTGATTAGTAGTTATCTGTCCGTTGTTTATAACTGTAGGAGATGATCCTGCAGTTCCTTGTATTAATGAATTAATCAAAGCAACATTATTAGTCATTGCTTCAACAGATGCATTAGTGCCTACTAGCGTTGATGTTGTAGTTTGAGTTAATGTATTTTGATATCCATCAATGATTTGATTTTGTAGTACTACATCTCTAACCAATGATGCTAGATATGTAAATCCGGCAACTGTTTCATCTACTTCACCTATAATTGCAGATCCGCCGGCGTATGCTTCTCCTGCTGTAACACTTTGTTCATTGCCGCCGTAAATTAAATCTGTTCCAATTGCATCAATAATGTATCCGACATCTCTAAAACATTTATCTTGGTCATATGTAAAACTTGGAATAGGTTGACCGACATATGTTTCATTTACAAATGCAACTGTTTCTGCTTGTAAGAAACCTCTGTTAGCATTTAACAAGGCGGCTGCATTTTCATACCCGGATTGATTTTGTAAAATATCTTGTAGCAATACAACTAATGATGTAATGTTATCGGATGCTATTTCTCCGCCTAGTTGTTCTTCATCAAATGTTTGTGCTATTAATGTTCCAGAAGTAACTGAAATCGTTGATGTGTTAGAAATTACATCTAACGCTAAGTCGTTAATTCTTCCAAATGATGCAATTGTAGGTTGCAATTCATTACCTAAAATTTCAGTATTGCCTTCGTAATACGAACGACCTGCTTCTACTGTTTTCAAATTTCCGCCAATAATTGCATCATTTGCTAGTGCGTCAACAATGTAGCCTACATCTCTTGCACATTTGTCGTCGTCATAAGATAAAGAAGGATAAGTTTCATTAACCCATGCAACTACTTCAGACTGAATAAATGTTTTGTTTAAATCTAAAAGAGTTTTTGCCGCTTGAAAATTTGTATCAGGATTTTCAATTGCTACTACTGTTGCAATAGTAATATCATCTTCAATTAAAATACCTGTACCGTTTACTGCCATGCCAACTTCGATTTGCTGAGCCGTAATTTCTGGTTTGACTGTTACTAGTATAGTAGTTGTATTTGCTTCGTAACTGGATGTTGTAACTACTAATGGAAGTTGAACTGTTTGATTTGGGACAAACATTGTGCCGTCAAACAACCAAGGACCTGATTGATTAGTACAGTTTTGAATATACGGACTGTGAAACAACTCAATTGGATTATCTAACCTAGGCGGAAATGCAACACAGTACGCACCTGTAGTATATGTTCCCGCACCGCCTGGTTTATATCTTGTAACTTCGCCTCGACTTAAATTCAGCATTGTCATACCAGTTATATACACACCTGAATTAACATGAAACAAATCTAAAGTGTTGTTTAACGGTTCAACAAATACTGCACGTAAACTATCTCCAACAACAGAAGTATAAGGCAATAACGGAATAGGATTATCTTCTGCATAGTATCCGGGAGACACTTTAATAACAGTACCTTGTTTAAAATACGGACTACGAGTGGCGCCAGTTATAGTACGGCATGCACGACTTGAGTCCATTGCTCGACCGTCATTGTCGTCGCTACCATTTTCGTTAACATATAAAATATTATTAACAGTAGGAAATGTGCCAACTGGATTATTGCCGTAAACACGAATATCACCATTAATACTAACACTCTTGTTTAAAGATCTTTCTAACAACGGAATATCAGGAAAGAACTGTATATCGTAAGTTGCTGTGGTACTAGTAGAAGTTTCGGTTGTAAATGTATCTATACTTCTAGTATATATGTTGTCTAGATAAGAATTTTTCCAATACGAACTTGTATTACCTAAACTATATTCAGAAATAATTTCTGTGTTAGTAATAAAGTTAGTAACTGTTCCACTTTCAGTTTCGGTAGTTACATATGTTCCTGTACTAAGATAAGGAAGGATGTCTGTGTTAATTTCGCCTAAGAAACTGATTACATCGGTCCCAGTAGTATCACCTAGTCTAATGTTTCCTTGAGCAAAGAAATTACCAGTTGCATAAACATCTCCGTCAACATATGTATCAGAATTGATATTTAGAACGTCGCCGCCACCCGGATTGATATTAATATCGCCAAACAGTGTGGAAATTGTGCTGCTAGACGTAGAACTTTCAATTGTAACTAGTCCAATTGTAGCAGTGTCTGCAATTAATACTTTAGTAGTTAACGTGCCGTTAACATCTAACTCGGTTCTAGGAGAATCTGTTTTGATACCAATACGGCCATCAACAACATTAATGTATAACAGGTCTGTTTCAACTGCGATATCTATTCCGTCACGACGCAAATTGCTTGCGAGTAACGGGCCTGTAATTCGACCTACGGCCATACTAACTCCTTCAACCTCCGAGTTTCACGGATAACCACCTTACATTGCGGGTTTACCACAGTAGCGACAACTGCCAAAACATGACATCACTACTATTTATCGGATTTAATTTTTTTGGGTTAAATAGGACTATTAACCAGGTGGGAAGTAGCCGTCGATACCTTGTATTACTACAACAGGTTTTGCAGGAACTTCACCTGAAAACTGAACATACGTTCCGGTATAATATGTAAAAGTTAATGATGTTCCGGCATTAACATCACCAATTACAGGTTCACTAATTTGTACGTTAAATGTTCCAGTGATAGTCTGAACAACAGTTGTTCCTGAATTGATTCCTGCCGATCCTGAAACTACTGTTCCAGGCTGAACATTGACCACAGTGTCTAGATAAAGAATATTATTAGTCAACGAACTTGCAGCAGTTGTTCCAGTAGTTACTGCTGATGCAGGACTAGGATCAGTTGTTAAATCATAATTAGTGCCTGGAATTTGAAAAACATTATCAACATAAACTGATATGTTTTCAGCGCCCGCATCATATGACAGTTGATAGCTAGGATTTAAAGGACCAAAAAATGTACTGTAGTAGTTACCACTTCCTAAATTTTGAACATTCATTAAGGCAGGACGAACTGTTCTAACTCTTTCCCACAATCCTCTTACTGATGCTTCTAAATCAAATAATTGTGTATTGTATCTTATTTGATTATATTCTGTAGCGCCTGACGGACGTTGTCCAACAGTACCTGCAGGTACTTGTATACTGGCAGTTAAATCAGTTATCAAACGACCTGCTGCGGTTAGAGCAAAAGAATCATTGCTTACGTTTCCGTCATCTAAATTTTTTCTTTTATAAAATTTCATTGTTATTGCCCTGTTGCAACATAACTCACTGTAGCAGTAATTAAATTATTTTGCGTTGCCTGTGCTTGAACACTGTCGCTATCACTTAAAATAAATCTTTCTGTATCAATACTAAATGTTTCTCCGGCAGGAACTGGCATTGCATTAATAATCATGTTAGCATCGCCAGCAGGTTGACTTGATGGAACAACCCAAATTGTAACTTCGTCGTCTGTAGAACTTGTATTGCAAAAAATTAAACAAGTAATTGCGTTTTCGCCTGTTGAAACAAATACTTCTGTTTTGTCCGTTGCGATAAGTTGTGCGTTTGCGATAGCCATCTTAAATCCTTAAAATATAATTGAAAATACCAATGCTTTTCTTGCAGATATTAATTCACCTCTAACTTCTGTAGATGGTGATGTTCTGTTGTCATCTGCAACAAATAACAATCCTGTACTACCTGCGCCTAATGTTGATGTAGAATAAATCTTTACAGAGCCTTGGCTTCTAAATGGAGCAGTAGAAGATACACCAATTGATATACCGTTATTTACTACTGTAGTGCCTGTGCCAAAAGTTTGTAACGTTAAGTCTGTATTGGCTGTAGTTGTTCTTAGAGTACGATTTACAATAGCAATGCCTTGCATTGTAATACCGCTACCTTGAACTAAGAATTGACTAACTCCGTCAATGTATGTAGTTACTTTACTCGGTAGTCCTGATACGCTGTCGTCTGATACAGTAACATATGTGTTACCTTGTCTTAGTTCTAAAGAAGTTAATGAACTAGTAGCAGTTCCTGAAAAAGGTCTGTTATCTACATATTCTTTATTTGGAATATCATTAGGATGTGTTACTCGAGAAGCATAATTTTGCTGTCCTATAACTGACAACATTTCTGGTTGTCCGCTATTTCCTAACAGAATCATTCTGTTGGTAGTAGTGCTAGAATCAACAACTCCTGAATAATCTAGCATCAAAGAAGATAATCTTAAAGCGCTGCCTTTTTGTGAAACACCGTTACCAACAGTTATAGACCAACTTCCTGCATTAGAAGAAGTAGTTCCATTGTTTTTTGTCCATACCCAGGTATCTTCATTGAATAATATTCTTGCAGACGATGTTGTGCTATCTCTACTACCTCTATCGATTGCAAGACCTGCCGAACCGTATGTTACATATGAATTTGTTTCGCCTGCATTAAGTAAAAGAATATTATCTTGAATGTTAGTATTAGTTGCTGCAAAACTAGTCTGATTGCCTAAAACATTTAAACTACCAGTTATAACAACTGTTCCAGTGTTTACACCCGTATCGAGTGTAATAGTTCCTCCACGAGCAGTGGCTAACTTTAAATCACCTGTATATCTTATAACGTCTAATGCCATGGCGGTCAGATTCCTTTAACATATTTAGCCGTAAATAAGAAAAGGGCCGAAGCCCTTTTTTAAATTACATCTAAGTAATTTACTCTGCGTCGCCTTCAAAGTTTGTAGTACCTGTTGCTGTAGTAACAGCAACTGTAGATGTGCCTGCTTCTTCAACACGGGCGGCTCCATCAATTGAAGATACGCTAAAGTTCCACGGATAACGAGCACCGTCATTAGCAGTCATTACACGACCGGCCATTTTAACTGCACGTACCGCACTTCCGCCGTCTAATTGAAAAGTAATTGTCATTTCGCCAGCAGCGATCGCAGCAGATGCTTTATCAACTAATCTGCATGTTTTTTGCAATGAACCATCAGAGCAAACAAAAGTTTTACTACCTCTTTGTTTTACAATATATCCTGCAACACTAGCGGAACCATTGTGAAATTGAACTTTAATATTATTATCTGTATTTGCGCTAAAATAGCGTTTGTTAGTTGGACGTCCCATTTGTTTCTCCTTTAAAACGTTCTAGGTCTACGCAGCGGGTCAATTCTGCATAAGTCCTACTCAAGTGTAGGCACGATTAATGACACTGTATTTAACAAAAAACCCGCCGAAGCGGGTTTTTATTTGCCTTTTATCTAATTAAAGATTAACGGAAACTTACGTTAGCGCTAGTGATAGCAACTTTACCTAAGTAATCAGCAGCGTTACCTAGTGAAGATGCTGTGTTTGTTAACTCAACATATCCGTAACGTGTCATAAAGCCAACTACTGGTTCGAATGTTGCTGGATCTAGCACAACACCAGAACTCATTAGAGGAATATATGGGCAGTAGAACGCAGCAGCATCTGCTTCGCTTGTACCTTTGTATCCAACTAATACTTGGTTGTTGTCATCTGCATCACTCATGTAAGCATCAACATAAATTCTCATGCTGTTGTTTAATGTACCAACAAACTTAGTGTTTGTAGGTGCTTCAAATGTACCTTCTGTAGTACGTGCAAATGCGCTAGTTGTAGCAGACTGAAGGATCGTTAGAGCCTGGTTAGATACAACTGCCCAGTTAGCAGAACCACGACGTGTACGCTGAGCAATCAAGTTAGCAACACGGTTGATTTGAATCGCTAAAGCAGCATGCTCATCACCAACAAATGTAGCAGTACCACTTACAGCAGCCTGGTCATATGTCTGCTCAACTGAACCTAAAGAACGTAGACTTGCTAGTACTTCTTGGTCAATTTCAGCAGTAATTTCTTGTGCTAGAGCAGCCATAATTTCTGCTTCAATGTCAATACCTTGCATGGATTGTGCATCTTGTGCAGCCTCAAAAGTCCAGCGTGCGCTTAACTTACGTGTCTTCGCTTCAACTGGTGCTTTCAAGATTTGAATGCTCATACGCTTGCCTGGCCGACCTTCTAGAACAGCAGTTGTTTGCGCCTTTGGAGTTGCATCAACGTTGTTACCAGAATAAGCAGCAGCGATCTTGAATGGACTTAATGCCTCGTCACCTGCTACAATGCCGTCGCCGCTATCAGCATAACGAACACGTAGAGTGTGAATTTGTGCAACTGGACCTGTCATAGGCTGTACACCAACGATTTCGTTAGCAATAACAGTCGGCATAACACGTCTGATAACCGGTAAAATAACACGGTTTAATGTTGCAATGTTGCCGGAACTTGTTGCACCAGCAGTTGCGCTTTCAGCCAAATACTTGCGAGTATTCTCAAGAGTTGTTGCCATTACGGATCTCTTGGTACCTTGTAGGCCTTCAAGCAGAGCGTCTTTGGTCTCTGACCATCTTTCGTTTAATAATTGTGACATTTTATGTCTTCTCCTTGAATTAAGTTTATTTTAGACCCGCTAATTTGCGGATGTCTAAGATGTTTTCTTTTAAGCCTACCTCGGCTGTCTTTTGTTCCCGGTCTCCAGTTACTTCTGTGCTTTCAGTAATAACTTCTTTGGTTTGCACCTTAGTAGTTTTCTTAACTGCACCTTCCATAACTGCTGGTAGGTATTTGTCAAAAGTATCACTAAGTTTTGCAGTCTGTACAGACTCTAGCAATTCTTTCATAATACTTTTTTGCTCAGCACCTAATGGTGCTAGCATTTCTGCCATTACTTCTTTACGTTTAGCAATATCATAGGCAACACGAATTTCGCGGTCCTTAGATTCTACTAAATGTGTTTTTTCATTAACAGCAGCCCTTGCTTCTGCTAGTTCAAGTTCTTTCTTCTCGATAACCTTCAACAATTTACTTGTTTCAGATTTTTCGTTTAGATAACTTGTACCAAACTCTTGAGCAAATGCTTCAAATAAGCGGCGTCCAAATGCGTTTTCACGGGCACTATCAATATCTTCTTTGAGTTGTTTCATCTCAGAAGTTAATTTTTTAGTAACTGTGTTTTCAACAATTGCAGCACTACGCTTAATAAATTGCGCTTTGATTTCTCCAAACTTGTTTTTTGCTTCACGGACTAACTTAACTTTCGTTTCTGCTAAATCACGCTTGTCAATTGCAAACTCGTTGATTTCTCTTGCTAGAGCACCTACAATAAAGTTCTCTAACTTAGAAAAATTCTCAGCAACTTTATCACGATCGCTTTGGAATTCTACTAATTCTTTACCAAGTTGTTTCATGATAAATGATTCTAATATTTTAGCATCACCTGTCATTTTGCGTTGATAAGTAACCTTTGCTTCCACTAGGGCATTCTTATCTTCTGCTAACTCGGCCATTTCTGCGGCCAATCTCTCACCGATCATCTTGTCAAGTGCTTCAACCATAACAGCCTTATCATGGCTGTATTTTTGAGCAAACTCTTCACGAAGTTCGGCAGTGACTTGGTCGCGATTCTCTTGAATACGTTGGGTAAAAGCGCCTTCAATCTCAGACTTTACGTCTTCTGACATCACGCCACTTTCGACCAATTGTTTGAATGCGTCCAACATTTTTTGGTCTCCTTAGGTTTTTAACCCGTTAATAATATGAAGCATCGCCTCTCGTAGATACTTCTGGGCCTTTGGATCTTCTTTCACTTCTTGCGCTACTGTAAATGCTTTGTTACCTCCACGCATGTTCATGATATGTTCATAAACAGGTGTAGGATAAGCACCAGGAGCACTTGGTTGAGCAACTACGTCAACAGTAATAATCTCAAAATCTGCTACTTCGCCAGAACCTTCATTAACGTTACCGCTACCTCTAGAACTTACGCCAAGTTTTACGCCGCTTTCAAGCATTGTGCGAACTAAGTTACCCATTGGGGTAGGAAGGATTTTCATCTTTCCATAGCCATTTGGGCCGTCCATCCACATATCTGTAATCATATGGGATACACGGTCTAAATTTACTTTTAAATCATCAGGATGATCAACTTCACCTAAAACAGAATAACCACTCTGAATTTGATCATTTAAAGTTTTTACAGCGTTAGCAATCTCATTTACTGGATAAACCCGCTGGTTGGCATTTCGGATACCGCCTTGAATAGCAATTCCCTTCAAGTATAGATTCTTACCGTCCTTGTCATCAGACTCTAAGACTACTCTCGCCTGATCAAAACTTAAATGCTCTCTTAGATATGAAAGTTGTTTCATCCTATTTTCCTAATTATTGTGCTCGGTCTGCAGGAGATTTAGTATAAGCACCAGTTTCGCTAGTACCTTTTCTCTCTGCGCCATGACCTGCGGCAACTTTACTTAGGGTGTTACCTTGTGGCATTTTTGTTTTAGCGCTACCTGTGATGTTCTTTTCAACACCTTTAGTATATTCGCCTTTAACATTACCAACTAGACCTTGACCGCCCTTGCCACCTGCTTCAGTAGACTTGCTACCTAAGATGTTGTGTGCAGTTGCGCCTGTTGTTGGCTTACCTTTAGCAGTACTTACTGGACTCTTACCATTGTCTGGTGAGTCTGTACGACCTTTTTTCTCAACTCCGTGACCGTCGGAAACTTTTTCAACATATTCACGAACGCTTTCTTTAGCAAAAGGATTTTCTCCCTCGTCATCAGATTCTTCGTCGTCCATGTCATCATCACCTTCTTCGTCGTCCATTTCCATGTCGTCGTGTTCTGGTTCGTTTTCTTCGCCTGCCATTAGTTGTTCAAACTCGGCTTTCAATTGTTCTAGTGCGTCTTCTAAGTCAGCAATACGTTCTTCTTCAGAACCTTCGCCTTCGTCGCCTAAATCGCCGGCCATATCACTGTCCATGCCCATTGCATCATCGTCTTGGACATCAGATACAAAGTCATCGCTAGCGTCGCCGCCGATTTCTAGGGTTGTTTCTTCTTCAATAGACTCTTCCATGTCGTCTTCATCGTCCATGGCTTCTTCTACTGCGTCGTCTTCATCTTCTTCATCGTCTTCTGCTTCTTCAGCAATCATATTTTCGTAAATTTCTCTACTCTTCTCTACAACGATTTCGTGGAATAATTCATTTGCCTTATCCATTTCCTCGTTGACAAGAAGATCTAATAGTTCTTCAAACTTGTTAGACATTGCGGGTTCTCCTTTAATTAGATTGGCAAGGCTGTCCTATATATTTACAACCAAGCGCTAATACTTATGCGAAACAGGCCAAAAACGGCTCGTTTTTGGTAAAAAAGAGATTATAGTGTGAATTTTTGACTAAAATATTTAATATTCTAATTCAAAAAGTTATATAGATAGTTATTATACCGCAGGTTCAACAGGTGTAGCGTACATGATTTTTACAAACTTAAGATGTTCTTTTTGTTCGGCTTCTCTTACATCTCCTGCTTTTCTTAAATCGTTTATCATCCTTAGTGTAAGTCTAGTTTTTCTAGTATCTTTAGATGTTATTACACTACTGTCATCTAATGGTTCATAGCGATCGTCAGAATCTAAATCTGCACTTTCTTTGTTAAAATAAATGAATTCGTTTAGTAGCATAATACTATTTATTCCAAATTATTGTTGCGGCGGTAGTGTTTCTGCACCACCTAAATCTTCTGGAGGTATTTCTTCTGCTTGACTTAAATCTTCAGTATCTATATCCATTCCGCCTGCTGTAATGCCTGCACCACGCAGTTCAGCGGCTGCTGGTACTTGTTTAGCAGATAGACCATTTTCTTCTTTCCACATTTCCTCGTTCTCAGCCATTTCTTCTAATGAAAGACCTAAGAATCGTTTTAATGCAAACCGTTTGCTAATAAAAGGAACTGCAATAACTGCGCTATAACTAGAAATTCTTGCAGTATCCATTTCTGTTTGACGGTATGAAGCAAAGTTTTGTGGTGGATTAAATTGTAATTCAAATATATTAGGATCAAAGTTAATGCCTTTATGCATTAAGTAATCTTTAAATTCAATATCAAAATTCTCGTTTAAGAGACTTTGGAGACGCTCGCAGTACTTGTTGAATCGTAATTCTTGAATGTATGCTGTTCCAACTCTACCATCATTGAACGAAGATCCTCCGTCGTCAGGCCCGGTCGGAAGATAACTGCTAGGTATGCGTAGAGCACGAAACAACTTATTAGTAAAATATCTAAGATCATCAATTTCTCCTAAGTTAGTACCGCCTGGAAGAACTTCAACTTTAGAACCCCTACCTTCAGAAGTTTGTGGGAAAAAGTAATCTTCGTTGATACTTAACGGATTGTAACTAGCATCTACAACGCTTTGTCCTCCTCCAGTTACACTTGGGATGCGTCGTTGATTTACTTCGTTTTTCACACGCTCAACAAATCCCATTGCCAAGTGACTTGGCATATTACCTACATCAATATAAAACACTCTACGCTCTGGCGCACGTTGTATACGATAGATAATAATAGCGTCTTCAAGCAGTTCTTTCTGCTTGTAAACTTTAAAAATGCTTTCTAATAGACTATTTCCAAACGGAAAATTATTGTCCATTCCCTCGCTCATTGACAAATGTACCACATGTTCTGCATCAATTGCCCATTGATTTTGATTTACACCAAATCTATTTCCAGTATTGGTAGGACTAGATCCTACCATATTTTTATTACCGCCGCCACTGTACGCAGTAGGAGTAGTAGCATTTGTAGCGTTAGCATTGATCTGAGTTGAGCTTAGATTCATAAAGTTCGGATTAATATCACGAACAACATATTGTTCAGGCTTTTTACCTTCGCTTTCGTTGACAATAATTTTATCAACTTTGCTAGGATCTACATGCATCCATGCTCGTGTTTCCGGGTCACGAATAAAAAAACAATCTCCGTATTTAAATGCACTACGTACAATTTTAAAAATTCTTTTTTGAAACTTGTTTAATCGAGTCCATTGCTGCAATGATCGTTTAATAATTTTAACTTCTGTAGGAGTTGCCTGTTCTTTAAAGAAGATGTTAAATGGTGTAGAATTTTCGTCGTTAGTTTGAGAACAAAATTCTGCAAGAATATCTAGCGCAGCATTAACTTCGCTATCCATATCCATAGTATCGTATTGATTATATCTTTCAATACGATTTGGATGTCCTGAATAGACATCCGGCAAGTATGAACTATAATTTGCTTTGCTTCCGGTAGGTCCGTATGCGGAGTCTGCGCCGCTAATTGGACTTTTTGTGCCAGAAGCATTAACTGTAACGGGGGTGAAGTACTTTTTCCAAGACATAATTTAGACCGGATATAAATTTCCGGATAATCCTCTTAATGCATCAATGCTTCTGCGTCCTGTGTCTGCGGTGTCACGAACGTAAGATAACATTTCTGCTGTTTGCTTATTTAACGTTTGTAGTTCGCTAAGTAAATTTTTACCTACAACATCAGGTTCGTTATTTTCTTTCGGTGCAAATAATTCTGCCAAAGAATTTTCAAACTTTTCAAAAGGATTTGCCTGTTGTGATTTCATTGTCTTTTGCATTTCTGCTACTAGACCTGCTATATCTGGCTGCTGGAAATTTGTAGCACTAGGCATAGACATGTCTAATTGTACAGGAATAGTTCTACCATCTGGTAAAGGAACTACTGCTTCTGTACCGTGTAGTATTGC